TTGAAGCCGGGGAGATGCACCATCTCCGCGTGGATGTTCGGCATCAGTCTTCCCTCTTCAGGTAGCCCTTGCGCTGGTTGCGGTTCACACCGAGCTGGGTAGCCGCACCCTGAGCTGCCAGTCCGACGACTGGACCGCCAATCGCTGACCCGACAAACCCACCGGCGATCCCGCTACCCGCCTCGTTACCGAAGGCGCGAAGCTTCTTACCCTTCTTGCCTGCGACCAGCGGGTGGATCGCCGGGAAGACCCCAGCGGTGACCCGCCTTCCGACTGATGCCTTCTTCCCAGTGTCGGGGTCGGTATAGGCCTTGGCGAAGTCACCATGCTCCACGCCGAATGCGCTGATGCTCATCCGATCTCCTTCCGGACACCGCGCCCGTGGATCGAGAAGCCAGTGCGCTCACCTGACTTCACCTGCTCCCAGGTCTTGTCGTCGTTGATCTGGTAGCCGACCCACCAGCCCAGCGGGGTGGATTCCGGCAGGCCCATCTTCTCGATCTTCTCCGGGGTGACCAGGAAGGATTCGATCATGTCGGACACATGTACTGGAGCTTCACCGTCGCGCAGATGCTGGTTGCCACCCTTGCGCGACTTCACCACGTAGTCGTACGCCGACTTCTCGATCTCGTCGATGGAGATGTAGTCACCCTGGAGGTCGACGATGTCCTCGCCGTCCTTCTTCACGATGGAGGCCCAGCCGAACACCTGGCGCTTGTCGGAGTCGACCTTGGAGAACTCACCCTCCCAGACGATCTCGGCGCTCTTGGTGATCTCCTTGACCTTCTGGTTGGCCATCGCGGTGAGCTTGCCACCGGCCTTCTTGACCTTCGGCGCAGCCTTCACAGCCTGCTTGGTGCCGTACGAGCGCAGCACACCCCGAGCGGTCGGAACGTGCAGGTCAGCGCCATCCGGGTTGGCCTTGGAGACCTTCTTCTTGGCGTCGCCGTGCAGGATCTTGGTGGCCATCAGCTCACCACCCAGGCCAGCGACCTCCAACGGGACCAGCGCAGTGGCGAACTTCCGGCTTTTGGTCGCGGCCTTGAGCGCACCCAGCGGCTTCAGCGATGGGTTGGCGACCTTGGCTTCCTTCATCCCGTGTCGGATGTCGTGGGCGGCCAGACCCAGGCCAGCGGTACCGGCAGCGGCACCAACCGCGCTCAGCCCAGCGGTCACCCGGCGCTTCTTGGTGTCATCGGTAGAAAGCGCAGCGCGCTTGGCGATCAGCTCTTCAGCGCCGTCCCCGTACAGGAGTTCGGCGACCTCACGGAAGACATCGGCGCTCATGTTCTTATCGTCCTCACTCGTTCCAGTCGTCTCGGGGACGGTCATCTTCGGGGTAGTACAGCTCCGGGTCGTAGGGCTCCAGGTCGAAGATCGGGATGCGGTTACCCCGAGCCTGCTGACCACCGATAGCCGCGCCTTCGACCTCGTTTTCCTGAGTCAGATCAGCCCGGTACTGACCACCCAGAGTGATCCGCTCCATGCCGTACCGGGTACCGGCTTCGTAGTTGACTGCGCCTCGCTGGGACTCGTGTGCACTCTCGATCTTCATGATCCCGACCTTCAGGTCTTCAGGACCGAAGGAAGGACTCAACGAGCCAGCGGCTTCGACCGCGTGGTACTTACGTGAGGTCATGTAGATGTCGTTGGCATCGAACTCATCCAGCAGGACATAGGCACCCGCGCTGTCCTCTTCCATCTCCCCAGAAGCGATGGCCGCGCAGATGTCAGCGATCTGGTCCACGTCACTGGGGTAGACCCGAACCTGAACCAACTCACCAGATTTGCGGTCGCGCAGGTGGATGTTGTTGGTCACCTCGCGGTGCTGGGTGACGCGGTCGACGATGTCCTGCTTGGTGTTCTCCCGGAGCTGAGCAGCCTCCGCGACAACCTTCAGCTCATCAGGAACGAAGACCCGGTCGTGGGTGAAGTGCATGTGACCGGTCTGCTGGAACATCGTCATGTCATCCGGAGTCAGCATCGCGTAGATCGGCTCGTGCAGCGGGACCACCATCGGGATCGGCTTAGGACGAGGCTTCGGCTCAGGCTGAACCCTGGGCTGACCAGTGAACCCAACAGGGGTCTGCAACCGTGCCGGTCGAGCCGTTGGCTCAGCCTGTACTCGCGCTTCAGGAGCGCGCAACCGAGCCTGCGTGGGCTGAATCCGGGCAGGCTCAGGGGTCACCCGAGCAGGCTCAGCAGCAGGCTCCTCAGGAGCGGCAATCGGCCTCAGCCGAGCAGGCCGGGATTCCGCAGGCCGACGACTGACCAACCGAGCTGGCTGTGGGGTCTCCAGGTCCGGGGTGACTTCCTCAGTACGCGACTCCAGGTCGCGCAGGATCTCCTCCAGACCAGGAATCGCGATCTGCGGCTCTGGCTCGGCGAACGGACGGCTGGGTCTGCGAGAGAACTGCCCCCGGTTGCGCGGGTTGCCACCACGCGGGTGTTCGCGCGGGTTCCACTCGTCATCATCGGCCTTGGTCACTGACTCCAACACCCGACGCGGCACCCGAGTCTTGACCCAGCAGCGGCAGTTGACGTGTACGCCGGGAACCCAGAACTTGCCGTCCTCGGTGACGAACTGCTCGGTGACCGGTACCGCTACCCCGTGCAGCGGCCCGCAGATCGGGCAGACCCGCTCGTCCTTGGCGGTGAACCACACCTTCTCGGTGCGCTCATCCATCTGGCCGTGCTCGACCATCCACATCCAGACGAACTGGTTGGCCTGCTGTTCGAGGTTGTGGTCCTCCTGAAGGCTGAAGACCTTAAGCCGCTGCCTAATCGACGAAGCGACGTAAGCCTTCAGCTTCATCTTCAGGTCTTGGGTGATCGAGGTCTTCACGGCCTTCTGTGGCTCCAGCGCGACGTACCCCGACATCTGCTTCGGGGTCAGCCCGTACGCCGCCATCACCCGCTCCGCAGCCGCCCGAGCAGGCACCTTGCGGTTCACGAACGAGTTGAATCCCTGGACCATCGCGTCACGCGAGGTCTCGTGGAAGTAGTTGCCCATCCGGGCCGCGTGCTCGTTGGCCAGCGCATAGATCAACGCCTGGTCGATATCACCAGCCTTGGCCTGAGCCATTGCCCGGAAGTAGGTGCTGGCCAGCGCCGGTCCAGTCACCCGTTGGAAGACCGGTAGATAGAGCTGCCACAGCGTGTCCGCAGCCACCGCGATTCCGGACTGGTCGTAGGCAACCGTGCCCTTGATGAACTCCTCGGTGAGGTTGCGAGTCATCCACAGGTGCGAAGCCAGCAGCGCGTGATGGATCGCGTGCTTGGGGTCGTCCTTGGCTTCTTGGGAAAGGGCCAGCGCCCCGAGTTCTGAGTGAGTCAGATCCTCAGGGCGGAAGTAGAGGGAGACCTCCGGTGCCGGGAACTCCTCTGCCGCCTGGCTCAATGTGCGGGCCTGTTCCGGCGCTGCCTAGCCCGCTCTTGAAGCGCGAACCCGTCCTGAACCCAGGTGGTGGCCTCCGCAGTGTCGAACCCAGGATCGTCCATAGCCATCAGCATGGAGGTGCCGTCAGCTACGTGCTGGCGAACCTCTTCCTTCAGGTCCGGATCGTGGTCGTAGTACCCGGCGCGGAGGTTGTCCTTGATCATCTGCAAGGTGTCACCGACCAGGCTCTGAGCAGCCTCGTGAGTCCGAGCAGCCTGCTCAGGCGTACGCGGCTCAGGCCGGATGAACTGCGCTTCAGGCACCGGGACATCGCGGGCGGTGAACTGAGCCCGGTCCATGCCCTGGAAGGTGGACATCAGCGCACGCATCCGGTGTACATCCTCGATCCGCTTCTCCAGCTTCTGCGGCCTCTCCAGCATCAGCTCGACCGCATTCCGGTCCAGCCCCTGAAGGCTGGGCAGCCCAGCAGCGATGTCCTTACGCGCCTGCGCCCCGGCTTCGTCACGACCCTGGAGATCCGGGTTGTCCTTGACCACCCGGTAGACCTCAGCCAGCGCCTCGACCTCCCGACGCATCTCATCGTCATTGAGCGAGGACAGGTTCCGACCGGTGAGCACGCTCTTGGTGCGCTCGTTGATCTTGCGCACCTCGGCCTGACGCTCGTCCAGCGAGGCACCGGGCTGGTAGGCCCGACCAGGGAACTTCATCGGCTGAGCCGACCAGTGCAGCCCCAGGGACGGCTCGTACTCCTTGGCGTCTGCCCCACCAGCAGCCCGCGCGTAGTTGTCCAGCGCCCGGATCGCCTCGATCTGACCAGTGCGCTGAAGCTCTTCGCGGTTGGCAGGCTGGTTCAGCTCGTTGAACAGCGCGCTGACCTCACGCGCACCCTGCGGGTCGTTAGCCCGTGCTCGGAACTCCTCAGCCGGGAGCTGAAGCAGCGGGAACTGCTTGATGTCGTCGGGGTGGATCACACGCGGGTTGTTGAACACCCGGTGGATCTCCTCAGCAGCGTCGGCGTACCGAGCCCGCTGGATGATCTCCTTGGCCCGGTCCTTGGGCAGCACCTCAGGCTTGCCCTCGGTAGGAGCCTCTGCCTGTGGCCCAGGACCACCGTTCGGGGTGCCACCTCGGCGTACCGCGCCCGCACCCTGGTAGTCGACGTGGGAAGCTGTCGACGCTCGCAGCCCCTCGCGCTTGATGCCAGGGTTGACATCGGTGCCGTACAGACCAGCACCTCGCGCCTCGGTAGGCCGAATCCGACCCGGCTCAACATAGCCCCGGTCCTTGGTCGGGTTGATCGTGTCCTTGGGCCCACGGACGTGAGCGTCGGTCGTGATGTAGTACGGGAACTGCTCTCGCAACGCATCCTGTGCAGCCTTGTAGCCGGGACCGTCGAGCTGGAACCGGAGCGCCTTAGCCTGCATCCGGTCGTTGGTGATCTGCTCGATGTACTCCTGGGCGTCCCGCGAAGGCCGACCCTCCTGCGCCGCACGACGCAGCGCCAGTTCGTTGATCAGCTCCTCATCCTCAGGGGTCAGTTCCGGGTCAGACTTGTAGGCCTCGATTCGCTGGTTGATCGTCCGCTGGACGGTGGCAGGCGACTCGTTGGGGAACTCCGCGCGGACGTTGTCGATGATCTTGCGCCGGATCAGCGGGTCCACCCCACGACGGCTGATCTGCCCGGACTGAACCGCATCGAGGATCTGCTCGTAGCGCCGGGTCATCCGACGCGCCTTGTCGTTGTGCCGACGCCCACCACGGAAGTCCGGCTCGAACTCCATCGTGAACACACCGTTGTGGGAGACCACGGTCACTCGACGTGCACCGGAGACCAGCCCGGTGTAGACATCCTCTGAAGTCAGACCACCGTAGGACCGGGTCCGGATGTACTCCCCGCCCTTGAGTTCCTTGAGGTGCTTGAGGTTGAACGGCAGGTAGTGGTCATCGGCGTAGCCGACCGCCTGAGTGACAATCTGCCCGTCGCGGTTGAGCATCACACCCTCAGACGGCGGGGTGTGCCCAGAGGCCAGTTGCAGCTCCGACAGTTCCTCGTTGGGGAGCTTGTTCTTCTGGAGATAGCCGACGATCTCTGCACGCCCCGGCTCACGCTCGGCCCAGGTAGGACTACGCCGCTGAGCTTGGATCTCCTGCGCCCGCTGAGTGACCGGAGTGTGTCCCGAACCCATCGGACGCTCAGTGAGCCTGCGCGGGCCAGACCGCGCCTCCATCACTGAACTCTGCTTGGCGCGGTTGACCGCCAGCTCGTAGGCGCGAACCAGGTCAGCGTCCGGGGTCTTCTCGGTGCCCCGGTAGCGGTAGGCGGTCTTGCGCGCGGACGGGCCGATCACCATCTCGGCCTGCGGGCCCATCTCGCCAGCGAACTGTCCGAAGGCAGCCGCCATCTGAAGCTTGGAGCCTGCCGGGGCAATCTGGCCCAGGTACTTCGAGCCAGCCTCGACACGCCGGTAGGTACGGGCGTTGGAGTTCTTCGCGTCGTCTCGGTCAGTGCTCATCCACGAGGTGGCGAAGTCGTCGAAGCCACGGGCTGCACCAGCAGCGCCATGACCGTCGTAGGGACCGCTGGGCTGACCACCCAGGGCCGTGGAGAGCCCGAAGGCAGCCCCACCCACCGTCAGCGTGGTCGGGCGCGCCTGCATCGCCTGGACCTCGATGTTGGGGTTCTCCATGATGTCCTTGGGCGGCTTCTTGGAGAAGACCGGCTCGACCCAACGCTCACCGGTGGTCCGGTCGCGCAGGTGCATCACGACGTTGGCGTTGTCCAGACCCATCGAGTGGCTCACCGAGTCCAAGAAGCCAGCCACCTGGCGGTACTCATCCTGGTAGCGCGCCAGGTCCTTGCCCTTGAGACCCTGAGGGTTCTTGGTGCCGATCACCGCAGGAGCCTGCTTCTCCGAGACCGGCTTGGCCATCGTGTGCTTGACCTTCATCCGGAACTGCCCCGTGGAAGGGTCGCGGTTGAAGTCAGACTCTTGGAACCGGTAGCCGTAGTCGTAGGGGGTCTTGGCCTTGGTGATCTCGGTGAGCGCCTTGGCGTACGGCAGCGCCTTCTCTGGGCTCTCCATCGCCACCCGAACCAGCGCCTTCTTGATCTGGTCCTCGCGCTTGGCCACTACCCGATCCAGTCGACCCTGGAAGGTGCGCAGGTTCTTCTCAATGGTCTCTTCAACCACATCAGCCACGATCATCGAGGTGAACACCCGAGCGGTCTCGGTGTCCATCTTCATCACCAGATCGAAGGCCTCCTGAGCAGCGCGCTCGTTGAAGTCCGCGCTCTTCTCGAACTTCGCCTCGACCTTCTTGAGCTTCTTGTCCTTGGCTTCGAGCACCTTCTTGGTGCTGCGCTGGTTCTGCGGGAGCTGGTTGGCGATCACCGCCGCAGCCGTACCGGTACCGAGCGGAAGCAGCACGCCATCAACTACGGACTTGTACCGTCCCATCACTTCCCCTTCTTCGGCGGCGGCTTCTGAGCGGGCTTCTTCTGAGCCGCCTTCAGTTGCTCGCGCATCTGCTCGATCTTGCGCTTGTGCTGATTGGCCTGGACCTGGTCGGAGAGCTTCATCTTCTCCTTCTCCCGACCGTGGGCTGCCTGGGCCTGACGCTCCTGGAGAGTCATCTTCTCCTTGTCCCGGGCGTGCTGCTTGGCAGCGTTCGGGTCCTCAGGCGGTGGCTGGTTAGCCATGTCCATCTGCTGCTGCTGCATCGCCATGTCCTGCTGGCCCACCGGGTGAGCGCGGCGTACCAGTTCACCGTCCTGCTCAGCCTGCGCCTGCTGGGCCATCATGTCGCTGGTCGGCTGCTGCGAAGCCATCTCGGCCTGCTCCGGGGTCATCCCCTGGGCAGTCATCTCGGCCTTCTGCTTCATGCCGATCAGGCCCATCTGGTTGGTCGCGAACTCCATCGCCTGGTTCTGCATCAGGAGCTGGCGCTTGAACTCGACGGTCTCGTCGGTCATCTCAGGCAGCCGAGCGATGTCGCGCAGGAACTTCTCCAGCTCCGGGTCCGGGAACCACTGCATGCCCGCGCCAGCGGTAGCAGTGATGAAGGAGGCCAGCTCGTTGAGGTCGGGCGGGTCGATGTCGGTGGGCTCGAACTTCGGCAGTTCATCAAGCTTCCAGCCGTTGACCTCGAACAGCTTGGGCACCGCGTGCCGGTTCAGGGTGTCGGCGATGGTCTTGGTGATCGCGTTCAGCGCCGCCCGGAAGATGCCGGTCTTGTCGGTGTGCAGCGCGTAGGAGCCAGTGTCCTGGTGACCAACCAGGATGAAGTCGGCCAGAACGGACATCAGGATGCGCTGCTCGTAGCGCTGGATGATCGCGTTGGTGTCGAAGGCCCGAGAGCCACCGGCGCTCATCAGCTCGAAGTCGAACAGCGGCTGCTTGGTGTCCCGGTCGTACTGGGTGGGGAGGATGATCCCCTCGTTCTCGTCCCGACGCACCCCGCGCACCATCTTGCGGAAGGCGTCGACGGTCTTGGCCTGCTCGGTACCCGGCTGGGCCCGGAGGAACTCCGCAGGCACCCGACCCACCGGCATACCGGCCAGGTCACGCTCCACACCGATGGCCTCGAACTCTTCGAGGCGCTTCTTCATGTACCAGGACCGGTAGGCGCTCCGGAGCAGAGACTGGCCCTCCGGGTTGCCCTTGGAGATCGAGGTGCGGAACAACAGGCACTTCTCGATGGGCAGCGCGGTCTGGGTGTACTTCGGCGGGGCCATCTGGATCATGCCCTTGATCCCGCCAGAGTCATCGAAGGCCCAGCGCATCAGCGTCTCTTGGGCGCGGATCGGCATCTTCCGCCAGCCGATCATCCCGTCCTCGTACTTGGACCGCTTGGCCGGGTCCTTCTGCCACGGGCCCAGGCGACGCTTGAAGACCACCTCGTGCCAGGACCAGCCGTAGACCAGCATGGTCAGGACCTCACCGATGAAGTCGTCCCAGGAGTGGGACATGTCCTCCATGCACGACTCAAGGAACTCCTGAGCCATCACGTTCTCTTCGGTCTGGTCAGCCGGGACGACTCGCCACTCCACCTCGCGGACCAGCTTGTCGATGGCGAACAGCAGCGCGCCGACCATCGAGTCGTTGGTCGACATCTCCCGGAAGACCCGGACCGCCTTGCGGCCTCGGAGTGCAGGCAGGAACTCCTCGTCGATGTACCCGCCAGTGCGCTTGATGCCGGTGACACCAAGCTCTTGCATCGGGCCAGCCTGAGGAATCTTCTCAGAGTCGGCCAGGTCCTCCCAGGTCTCTGAGACATTCCGCTGCACCGTCATACCCTCAGTCTCCTACAGGTGTCGAGCCCCACCGGGCTGTAACGCGCGTATCGTGTATGTCGTGAACCCGGAACAACGGACTGCCTTCTTCACAGAGCATCCGTGCGAACTGGTGGACTACCACGCTCCTCGTCCGGTGATGACCGAGTACCACCACCAGAAGCCAGTGTTCCTTCAGAACCAGCTCTACGGGAAGATCCTCTACGGCCCGTCGCTGTGGGTCTGTTCCAGTTGTCACGACTCCATCCACGCCTGGCTGTACTGGCTGCTGGGTGAACATCGCCAACCTGACCACATCGGCAGAGCTGCCAAGGCTGAGGCCGAACGCACCTACCAGTGGTACGTCGAGGAGAAGATCCGCCTCCTCACACCATGAAGCTGAACTCGGACTCTGCTTCCTTGGTCTTGTTGTGAGCCTCGCCGATCCAGCCGCTCTTCCGGTCAGCGGCCCTGTTGTGCTCAACCGAGGTCGCCATCCAGTTCTGCTTGCCGTCGCCAGCGAAGGTGAGCGGATCGGCGGCAATCGCCCGGTGCCCGATCAGGTTCCAGCCCAGCGCCATTGAGCAGACCTCGTCAGGCAGGTGGAACTCCTTACCGCGCGAGTAGACATCCTCGACCGAGCAGTACAGGTGCGCCTTGTAGAAGCTGTCGATCCGAGGAGCCCGGACCTTCCCGTTCTCCACTGCGTTGATGTACTCACTGAGCATGTTGTCGCGGACCATCCCGCTCATCACAAACCCATAGGCGCGGGTGTCGATGTAGTCGGCAACCACGCCCCCTAGTCCGGTGGCGTCGTGGATGGCTTCAGCTCGGTAGGCCTTGATCAGCCGGTTGAAGTGCTCGATCATCACCGGGTAGGGGCGTCGCCTCATCTTCACCCAGTAGACCACCCGCGCGGGCATCTGCGAGCAGGCGTACACGGTGAACACGGTGAAGTCTTGAGCCTTGGCCCAGTCCGCAGCCACCACGTAGTCGGTGTCCATCCGGGGCTCGGCGAACTGGTACTCCTCGTAGTCCTTGGCGACCTTCTTCTTGATCGCCTCAGTCGGCAGGCTGAAGCACTCCTCGACCTTCTCTGAGTCGAAGGCACGGTTGCCGATGCTCGGCTCACCCAGCTCGTACTCCACCCGCCACATCTCGGCAGGGATCTCGCGCTTCTTCTGCTCGATGAAGCTGGGGTCCAGCCAGCCGTCGACTGGGTTGGAGGTCTCCCGGAAGCACCAGGTGAAGATCGGCAGACCCTCCTCCTGGAACCGCTTGTACTCGTTGGCGAAGGTCTTGTCCGGGTACTGCCAGGTGCTCGACATCGCGGTCTGCGCCTGGATGTAGTCCCCGGTGACCTTGTTGGTCTGCGGCATCGGCTGACCCTTGGCCGCGTCGAAGATGGCCTGGTCCATCTCGTCGATCTCATCGAGCAGCAGCGTCGGCGGGTGCGGGCCACGGACAGTCTTCTGGGAAGCCGTCAGCGGTCGGATCTTCGCGCCGTTGGTGAGTCGGATCAGCGACATCGACTCGTCTTGAACCAAGTACGACGGAGCGTTGCGATGCTCCCAGGCGTCACGCATCGTGTCGTGGATGTTCTGGGACTGGTTCAGTGAGCCCCCGAGGATGTTCACGTCCGAGCCCTTGATAGCTGCCATCGACAATCCGAGGATCGACATCGTCCGGGACTTACCGGACAAACCACGCGAACCGTGGATCAGGATCTGTGGCTCGCGGTTGAAGTAGGCGGTCGCGAAGGCATCGAAGGGAGCGTCGTGGTCGGCACAGACCTTGGTGCGCGGGATCGTGTGACCCCACATCACCTTGACCAGGTGGTACAGCTCCTCATCGGTCCTGGGCTCACGCTCCAGGTAGAGGCTCAACTATCCGCCTTCTTGGGTAGCAGGTCAGCAAGCTGTACTTCACCTTCACCTTCGACCTTGAGTCGCCAGTGAATGGTCTCGAAGTACACGTCGTAGTAGAAGGGTTGTCCTGAGAAGGTGTCTGTCGGGGTCAGTTCGACGCTGAACGTCCCGTCGTGCAGACAACAATGCCCGCCTTTCACCGCGAAGAGCTTGTCTCCATAGGTGAAGGCGGGCTTGGTGGGGATGAACCAGATCTGCCCAGAGAGCGGCCCGTTGTCATCGACGAGCCGCCCCTGAACAGTGATCACTGAGATGTTCATTATGTCAGTCTACGTGACACTCAGCGGAACAGTAGGAAGGCCAGGATCAACACGATCAGCAGTACTGCGAGCAGAGCCGCAGCGTTGCCATCGATGAATCCTCGCTCAGACTTCCGAGCCATCGCCGTCCTCCTTAGGTTGATTGATGTTGGACGAAGCTGTGATACCGGTGTACGCCCACAGTGCAGAGAGCACTGCGGAAGCCACCGCGTACCAGGACGGCAGCGGAGTTGCAGTAGCTCCGTACCCAACTCCAATGAGCAGCATGAGACCACTCACCACGTACTGGATCGTGTACAGCGCCTTGCGGATCTCGGGGTAGTTGCCAAGCGGGTTCATGAGACCAACCTCAGATTCACGCCGTTGACCTGGGTGATGTAGCCCAGGTAGTGCTGGCCCCAGTACTTCTCTGGGGCGTTGCGACGCACCTTGTCGATCCCACCAGGGACCACTAGGTCGTTAGACCAAGCTGCGCGCTTGCCGTTAGGAAACGGTCGGGCGGCGATCATGATGTGCCCGTAGCCCTTGTCGCCGCCGCTGAAGCACAGCAGCGCGCCCACCGGGGCCTGATAGGGCCGACCACCAGCGTGCTTGTGGCTAGCGGGGCAGTGCTCCCAGGCCGAGATCGCAGTGGGGTACTTCGCCGGAATCCCGTAGGCAGTCCGCACGAAGGCCAGGCAGCGACCTTCCCAGGCGCGCGTGTTGATGTGATGCTGATGGCGAGCGAACGCCAGAGCTTCATTGGAGTCGTGGGCGGACCAGGTCATTCGGTCGCCTCCGGATCTTGGTTGTCACCTTCAACGGGTGCACTGGTGTACTCAGTGGGCTCATCAGGCTCTGGGACGGTAGTCATTGGTGCTCCCTTCTTCCTCCAGGATCACCATGCTGTCACGCCGTTGTGAGGTGCGAGCGCAGTTACGCTGGTCTCAAAGTCCCACATGGGACCGCCCACCAGGAGGGACGAGCGTGCATGGCGCTGCTGGTTCTTCTCGCCACTACCAGTGCCAGTGGAGATCCGCTGACCTGGCTAGTGAACCTCGGGGTTGCCGGGGTCGTCATCGCGCTCTTGGTAACCGGCCAGCTCCGCACGAAGTCAGAGGTGGAGAACCTGCAAGCCCAGATCGCTCAGCAAGCTCACCTGATCGAAGGATTTCAAAACCAGTTGACCGGGAACACTATCCCGGCACTCACAAAGTTCGTCCAGCTCGCTGAGACGATCCCGGCGAACACCGCACAGATGCAAGCCGACATGGAAGAAGTGACTCGGGCCCTTCAGGATCTTCTGAACAAGGCCGAGGAGGGGCGGAAATAATGCCTACAGAGTCGCTCCATCAGATCGAGGACGCCTGGGCATTGGTTGACGAGCTTGGGGACATCTCCGAGCGGCTGAGCAGGGCTGTTGAGCTAGCCAAGAAGCAACTACCCCCGAGAAGCCCCGAGCTGGAGGACGAAGAAGATGACTGACCAGACCCTGGCTCTGGAGGCGCTCACCAACGCCGTCACGGAGATCACCAACCAGGTCAAGGAACTGTCTCGCAAACTCACCATCGACCAGCGCACCGTACGACGCACCCGACTGCTCAGCCGGATCACCGTTGTTCTGTCCGCTCTCGCCCTGATCAGCGCTGTGGCCAACATCTACCTGTTCACCCAGATCCACACTGCTCAGGTCCAGACCTGCGAGAACGGCAACGACGCTCGGGCTGCTCAGCTCAACCTATGGAGCTTCGTGCTCACCGCTTCGGCTGCATCCAACCCCAACCAGACGCCGCAGCAGAAGAAGGTCGCCCAGCAGTTCCAGACCTACATCGTCGAGCTGTTCGCGCCTAGGGATTGCTCTAACTTGAACAAGAAGTACAAGACCCCAGAGCCGCCTCCGGTGCTGACTCAGAACTAGGAGGGCTTCTCAGTCCAGACCAGGTCGATCATCCCAGTGACCGTACCGCCAGTCTCGTCGTCGAAGCTGTAGAGCTGGAGGTAGTCCTCGGGGTTGGCCTGGGGCTTATTCGGGTCCTTGTAGTACAGCCCGATCCCGCGCGCGGACTCATCAGCCAGATGGCTCTTGATGTTGTCAGGGATCGCGAACCACTTGGCCTGACCCTTGGCGATCTGGCCGACGTAGGTGATCTGGTGGATGTCCCCACCCGCCCAGGTCATCCAGTCCTCGTTGTGCCAGAACAGGTAGACGTTGGACACCGCAGGACCGTCGTCGTTCTTCCGGTACAGCAAGATCTGGGCGCTGGTGATGTCCACAACAGGCTGGTTCTGGCGCATCGACTGCGCCATCGCCCCGCCGTAGAAGAAGGCCACATCCTGGCCGTTCTGCACCGTCAGTGGCTCCTCGTAGACCACACCCGCGCGTAGGTTGCCATCCGCAATCGGGTTGAACCGCCCATGCTTGACCACCACGTTGGAATCGCCGGTCTTGGGCATGTAGATCTGCGCGGCGGTACCCATCGACCAGTTGCCGTGCAGGTCCATCGCCCAGCTCTGGAAGTAGTAGTGCTTGCCACCGGGCAGGTCGTACTTCGAGCCGACGTTGAGCGGGTACTCCTTCTTGATCAGCGAGGTGGTGTTGTGGGTGCCACCGCCGTAACCGTTGTACCGAACCTCGCTCCACGGCTCGGTCGGGTAGGTGACATCCGCGCCACCGATGTAGCCAGAGCCGAACTGAGAGGTCGGGTAGCCAGCGGTGCCACCGACCATCGTGCGGATCATCGCCATCTCGGGGTCGTGGGTGGACCCAGTGCCGCGTACGCCGACCATGATGTAGCGCCCGTCGATCACGCTCAGCGTCAGCTCAGGCGGGGCAGGCGGGGTTACGTCGTAGTCGAAGGCAATCGTCCACACCCCAGAGCGCTTGACCCAGACCTGCTTGACCGGCGCGCTGATCCCCTGGCGGTACACATAGGGACGGGCCACCGTGGTCCAGGTGCCATCGATGTTGGTGTAGACGGTCATGGTCAGGCTCGCTTCTGGATGTGGGCGTCACCATCGTCGTGCAGGAGCGCGTCCAGGTCAGCTCTGCTGATCCAGAAGTCCTTGAAGGTCCCCCACCAGCAGCGGCCCATCAACAGGTCGCGGTCCTTGTCGTAGCCTCGCACAGCCCACTCATGGCCACCGGCTACCCCACCACCTGGGTGCACGATGTTCTTGGAGTCGGGGTGGAACATGTCGTTGTCCCAGCGGGTGCCGACGTTGACCACGTCACCGGCCATGACTGCCTGAACCACACCATCAGCGCCGTTGAAGATCCAGTAGTAGGCCCCACCAACACCGAAGTGTTGTGCGGTCTTGGAGGCAGCCAGACCAGATGAGCCGGTGTCGTCTGGCGGGTACTGGCCAGGGAACTCATCGTTGGCGGTCTCCCACTCGTACTTGTTCATCGCCCACTTCATCCCCAGGACCACGCCCACCTTGCGGTTGCCAGCAGCGTTCATCTGCATCGCCTTGGCGCACATGGTGCAGTTACCGATGGTCTGGTTCGGGTTGGGGATCGGGTCGTAGATCCGGATCTTCTTGGAGACCCAAGTCGACTTGTCTACCGCTTGGGGGATGGCAAAGCCCCGAGATGCAGGGTCGTGCTCAACGTGCCGCCCTAGCCGTGGATCAGTGCTGGGGATCTGCTTGCGGTAGACCTCAGCCATGATCAGACCTTCAGGTAGACATCGCCGTTAGCCCCACCCGAGGGAGCGCCAGTACCCGAAGTGATGTTCGGCGGCGGGGTGCCGATGCTGATGTACATCTGCTGCCAGGCCGCCCCGTCGTACATGTAGAAGGTGTTGGTGTCGCGGGTGTACGCGATCTGACCTTCCTTCGGTGAGGTCGCGCGGGTATTCCGGTCAGAGACATCGGAGTAGAACCCGATGAGCTGCTTCTCCAGGAACAGCGCCATCGTGTTCAGGTCAGCGGGAATGTCCGGCTCGTCGCCTTCAGCAGGGAGCGGGATGCCCTGGTTGGCAGTGTTGATCGGCATGGTCTACCTCCTGTAACCAGTATCGCCGCTTCGTCTAGTGCTGATGGGGTGGGTTGTACATGATGTAGATGTTGCGATCCGAGTTCGGGTCGTCCGAAAGCACCGGGCTGATCTGGTAGTTGAAGTTCGGGTTCATGATCACCTCAGACCACCAGCTCGGAAGCTCATCCCAGCCAACTGTGGCAACCAACGCCCACTGACTAGGCTTCTTCATCACCGCTGCAACGGTCGGGTCGGTGACGGGCAGTTGGACCGCAGGAGGGTCTTGCCAGTTGATCTTCGCCATCTCAGGCTTCTTTCTCACCATGCGATGATCCAGTTGATCGCCGCGCTCGGCTGAATGTTGTTGTGCGCACCGCCACCACCATCGGAGTTGACGCCGTGGTAGTGGTTAGCCGTGATGCCGCTGGTGCCGACGTAGTTGTTCGTCGTACCGGCTCCACCAGTTCCACCTCCGTAGGCCGTGTTGCCGTTGACGGCGAAGTTGGTCATACGGATGCCGGTACCGCCAGTGGTCGTGTTATTGGAATACCAAAGCCCAATGTTGTGCTGGTGGTCGCTGGAGACGTAACCCGTACTGCCGCCATGGCTGTGGGCAGTCAGCTCGGCATTGGTCAGTACGTGCGTCTTCTCGCCATACTTGGTGCCAACACCAGCGAACTCGGTGGTGCCATCAGCACCGACCAGCGTGCGGCCTCGGTAGTCAGGCACGTTGAAGTGCGTGGAGTCGGCAGCGCCATGCGGGAGGATCGTGATCGTCGCACCAGCAAGCGCTGCGGTGGTGTTGTTGGAGATCGTGATCTGCGTGTTCGTGACGATTGCGGTGATCGTCGAACCGTTAGGGATCGCTGTGTGCTCTACCTGCATCCCAATCGCCAGGTTGGAGGTGTCGGCGATGTAGACGGTGTTGATCCCAGAAGGGTGCGAAGCAGCGTCGGTGACCTTCGTGAACGAGACCGCCGCGAACAACTGTACGTAGATAGACCGCAGATAGGACGTACCGTCACATTTCAGCGTGCCCAGTGGAGCAGTGACACCTGCGAAGGCGCGGACCTCACCAGGGAACATGTGTACGGTGCCATCACCGCGCAGCGACCAGATCGGCAGGTTGTTGGCGTCCAGCTTCGAGGACTGCACGATGCCGGGGTTGCCGACCCCAGCGAAGTCAGGTGTAGAGACCGCTGTAGCACCAGCCGTGCTGATCGAGGCGTACACCGCCTGCCACGGAGCAGCGGTGATGTCGCTCTGTCGGTAGTAGGAGCCAGTGCCGTCCTGCTGGATGTAGTGCCGGATCGTGTTGGGCTCATCCACGTTGCCGGTGCCCTGAGGCGCGGAGGTAGTCACCTGCATCTTCATCCGAGGCGGGACCGAAGCAGCCGCCGCAGGGCTCCAGGCAGTCTCGTGCGCCGAACCAACACTGTCGTACTGGGAGTACCGCACCGAGTAGGTCTTGGCAGTGACGAAGGTGTTCAGCGTCCACAGACTGAAGGTGGTTGATCCCACACCTCCAGAGCTGTAGGTCATCGCGATGAAGTTGGTCCCGTTGTAGGCCAACCCACTGGTCGAGTACCCACCAACGGCGGACCAGTCCTTAGTGGACTCGCGAACACCAGCAGTGGTGAACACGCGGTTGGTTCCATCACTGCCGCAGAACACGAACCTGGTGCCACCGAAATCGGCTGAGCCCAGGTAGGTGTCGAGCAGACTTCCGCCCATGTCCGAAGACGCGGTGGTGAAGTAGGTCGAGGTGTTGGCGAACTCCACTGAGGTGGATTGGTTCGCCGTCCCGGTCCAGTAGTGCATCTGACCTGCGGCAGAGGTCGAACCGTAGAAGTAGGTGTTCACCGACCCGGAGGTCTCAACCAGCATCGCGTCGACGTAGTGGTGCTCGCTAGCCGCGCATCCGGTCCATTGGAAGTCCAGGACGACGTACGCCGTTCCAGCAGGAGCTGTACCAATCGCCGAGTACCGAGTCCAAGCGCTGGTGGAATCAGTAGCCGCCGTGCCATCGGTCGTCGAGATCACCACTGACGAGGAGTTCAGCCAGATCAACCGCGCCTTACACGAGCGCGCAGTCGTGGACTTCACGTAGCCACTACCGGCGTACATGGTCCCTGCGGTAGCAGCTACCGCAGTGTGGCCAACGTCGAAAGTGCCGGTCAACGAGCCGGTGTATCGCTCACCGCACCAGGTACCACCATCGACCGAACCACCTGGAACCGGATTAACCTGACCAGTCCAGCCAGAGCCTTGACCGTCGTAGCTGGTCAGGTGGGAGGCGTCCCACTCCACCGAAGGGTCGAGCAAAATGTTGGTGCGCATGATGCTGCCCGCGCCCAAGATCTTGATCATCTTGACGGTGTTGTCGCCTGGGGTGTCGTTTCCATAGCCGACGAAGAAGTCGGTGCCGTCGTTGGTGAGCGTGCGCGCGGTGTAACCACTGATCGCAGGGATGAACCAGTCAATGACCTGGGCCCACGAGGAGTCGAAGATCCGAATCCGGTCAGGTCGCGAGAGCAAGCCCAACAGGACGTAGTAGTTGGTGCCTAGCTTGGAAAGGTCTGCGACGTTGGCAAACGCACCTAACCCACCCAGTGTGGTGGGTGTCGCCACCGTGGCCACAGCACCGGTGGTCTTGTTGATCGAGATGATGGACCGGCTACCGTAGTTGGCGCTGAGCCAGGTGGTACCGCCGCTATCCACCAGGCTGCGGTACACATCGCCCAGGATCGGACCAACCGATGCTGATCCCCAGGTGTAAGTGATCGTCGGCGTCACCGTGGGGTTGTCCACACCGGTGGACAAGTTCAGCGAGCCAGAAATCCGGTTGGAAGCACCGCGCAGCTCGAAGTTGTCGTTGACCAGGATCGAGGTGGCTTCCAGGATCACCTTGAGGAACTGCGCAGGTGAACCGTCCGAAGGCAGGCTGATCAACAGACCAGTGGCAGGGTTGTTGATCACCAACCCGGTAGAGGCGTCCAGGGTCATCAACGAGCCGATGTTGATGTGCGAGGCGAGGACCAAGGTAGAGGCCAGCAGGTTCGCAGTGATCGTCTGGCCAGCGATCTGGGTCGCGGTGATCGTTCCAGTGGCGATCTTGGCCGCTGTCACTGCCTGGGCATCCAGCGCGTCAGTGGTGACCGCGCCTGCGAAGATCTTGCCCGCTGTGACTGCGCCAGCGCCCAGCTCCGAGGTAGAAATCGAGCCAGCAGCGATCTCAGTGGCTGTGACGGCGTCCGCAGCAATCGTCCCAGCGGTGACCGCACCCGCCGCGATCTTGCCCGCTGTAACCGCGTTGGCAGCCAGCAGCGAGGCTGTGATCGCGCCGTTGGCAATCGCGTTGGTGCCGTACTGGGCCACCACCCAAGTCGAGCCGTTCCACTGGTAGATGGTGTTGCCGTTGGAGGTGTCGTACCAGATGTCATTGACCGCGTTGGCGGTCGGAGCGCTCACTGCCCAGAACACGGTGTTCTTGCCCAACGCAGTGCTCATCGCGTTGGTGGCTGCGGTTTGAGCCGCTGCGATGGTCGCATCGCGCACGGTCACCCACGCAGAGCCATCCCACACGTACGGCTGGTAGCCATCGTCAGTGTCGAACCATAGGTCGTGGGTGGCTGTGGCTGTTGGTGCTGATGTGGCGTAGAAGATCTTGTTCTTGCCGTTGGCGGCAGTCAGTGCCGTAGAGGCATCACCCAGAGCAGTAGCGATGCCCGTATCGCGCGCATCAGCCCAGGTCGACCCATTCCAGACGTAGATGTGGTAGCCGTCATCAGTGTCGTACCAAAGGTCACCGACGCCTTCAGCGGTAGGCGCACTGGTCTGGTAGAACACCTTGTTCTTGCCCGCCGCCAAGGTGATCGCCTGGTCTTGGACTACTTCCCAGTTGCCCGAACCGATGGTGGACACCCCAGCAGCCGCAGCCCGGTACTGCTTGTAGCCATCGTTGGAGTCAAACCAGATGTCGCCCGCAGAGACCGACGTGGGAGGGTCGTCGGCGACGAAGGTCTGGGTCTTCTGCTCAGCCAGCACTGCCGCGCTCGCAGCGGTGCTCAGCGCATCGGCAGCATCACTCGCGGCGCTGTTGGCCGCGTCGATGGCGGTGGCAATCCCGGCATCTTGGACACTGACCCAGGCAGAGCCGTCCCAGCGGTAGAGCTTGTGCCCGTCGTCAGAGTCGAACCACAGATCACCTGTACTTAAGCTTCCAGATGGTGCGTCCGGGCCGACGTAGGTGAGCAGTCCAGCAGCACCACCGACCACGTCTTCCCAGGCGGTGCCGTTGTACACCTGAAGCATCTGGGTGTCGGTGCGGTAGATGAGCTGGCCAGCCCAAGCTGCCTCGGGGATGGTTGAGCCTGAGAACATCCGAACCGATGTCGCTTCGACAGGGGTCGGTTGCCCCAGACGCGGAGATTGCGCCTGGTCGAAGTCCGACATGAGCAGTCCTTAGCTGTGGATGTCGCCGTACGTGGTGTACGTGCCTGGCGTACCAGCAGGGCCTGTAGGACCAGTAGGACCAGCGGGACCGACAGGGCCAGCAGGACCCATCGGACCAGTTGCGCCGACAGGGCCCGAGCCTGTGCGGGTGAATGTGAGCGCGCCGTCTGAAAGTGCCAGCGCCAGGTCATCTCCTGAGCGGCAGGAGACGTGCAGAACCTCATCGACCACGGTGGAGCGATGCACCGTGTTGAGGTTGATGTAGGTGGCGTCATCGGCCACCGCCAGCGTCTGATGGCGAACCAGGGTGCCGTTGGTCTCGCTAGTGACCCACAGCGCGCGCAGCCCATCACCATCGTTGGAGGGCTTCTCCATCTTCACCCAAGCGGTGATCAGGTAGTCGCCGACCTCATGGAGGACGAAGTTCACGGAAGAACTGTGCGCAGACAGGTCATCAAAGGTCACGTCAGCGAACGACACCTGCGTGTCAGTGTCAGCGGTGATCGACTGCGGGGATGAGACCTTGAACTTGGAGCTGACCTCGGTGATCGAGCCTGGAGGGCCAACCGGACCAGCAGGACCGGGATCGCCCATCGGCCCAGAAGGACCAACCAGACCACGAGGTCCTTGCGGACCCACGCCTTGCAGAATGCCGGTGCGGACCTGGATCGCGCCACCGTTGATGAGCCGTACTTGGTTAGCCATCAGATCCCCTAGGTCATCATGGTGACGCGCTTGTTCACGGTGACTGTACCGACGATCAGCCGCGAGGTCTGGTCACCTGCGTAGGTGTCCCCGTCGTTGACGGTGACGAACAGGTCGTAGATGTAGTTGCCAGGCGCGAGCGCGATGGTGGCTTCCTTGGGGATGTGAAGCTGGATCAACCCAGTAGTCTCACTGAGCGCGATCTGCGGGATCTCCCCTTCAGGGATGTCTGGGTTGGTCTCCAGGGTGTAGACCACTGATCCATCTTGGGCCTTGATGTCCATCCGCGCGGGCGCGATCAGGGCCTGGGGCTCATCGAAGTTGTCGGTCCAGACGATCTGACACGTCCAGTCCTCACCCTGGTCAATGTCCAAGGGCACCGATGCAGCGGTCACGGCCTAGTCCTCTCGCTTGCCTTCAGCTTCAGTATCGCGGCCCTGTCCAGGGTCTCGGTCCCACTCGGCCAGCATCTCCCGGAATCGTTCCTGCATGTCCTCTATCGCGCCCATCAATGGATCACCTTGCTGTGTCGGATCGGGATGCCGTTCTTACGCGCCGCTGCTACCCGGCGTACGCCAGCACCTGGGGTGTTCAGGTTGCGGATCGAGTACACATAGACCCGGTTCAAGATCCCGAGCTGACGCGCGTAGGCCACGATGACCACCCACGGCCAGTCCTGCTCGAAGCGCTTGTCGTCCTTGGGTTCGAGGACCGGCTTGATCCTGCGCCGTGCACATTCAGCCAGGGCACGCTCCACCCGGATGATCCGGTAGTGATGATCATGGTCCTTGGAGCGCAGCGTCTGTAGCTCAGCCCAGGTCAACTGCTCCACAGCCCTACGCACCGCAATCCGATGGTGCGGGTCGAAGAAGTTGTCCTTGAGCTGTGGTCGGTGCCAGTGACAGACCACGATCACGCTGTCTTTGGTGATCAGCAGGTCCAGGTCGATCCCGGTGAATCCCAGCCGCTTGGCTAGACCGATCCCCTGGATGCTGTTCTCTTCGTGCTTCCAACGCGGCCAGTCCAGGTGATAGATCCGAGGCCAGGCCATCGCCTGAATGAACGCGCCTGCTTCGGATACAAGGGTCATTGCCCGGATGCCTCCTTCAGCGCCCGGACGTAATCCGCCTCCTTGCCGCCGATCACAAGGACCGTGCGCTGGGAGGTCTCCGGGTCCAGAGCTGCGAGCTGGAGGAGCTGCTCCTTCTGGTGCATCGTCTTGAGGATGATCGCGCTGCTCTTGTCATCGCCCATCATGGCTGCGGGCCAGTGGGCTGCGATCATCGCTTCGTAACGCGCATCCTGTAGCGCGATGATCCCTTCGCGCTCACCTGAGGTGATCAGGGCGCGTTCGGTCTTCATCCGGCTGTTGATCGCCAGCTCGACCTCGTTCTCGGTGACATCGAGGATCTCAGCGATCTCCCACAGCCGCTTACCCTCCAGCCGCAGCTTGAAGGCCGCTACTCCTATCGAGTCCACCACGCGGCCTTCCACGGGCTTCTTCTCTAGGCCACTCGCACCACCCCGAGGCGTCTTCACCTTCGGCTCGTCGTCCGCGCTCGACACTGGCCGCATACGCGGCTTCGGAGCGGAACCGTTCTCCTCCACCATTGAGGAACACCTCGATCACGTCATCGACGGTCGTCTCGTCGTTGTCCAGTAGCGCGAAGATCCGTCGTCGTACACGCCCAGAGGTACCCGCCCAGACGCCGTACTCCTCACGCATCTCTAGTGACCAGCGTAGGCACTCTGTGAACACAGGACACACATCACACAGCTTCGCGGCGTTGCGCACCTGCTTGATGCTCATCGTGGGTTGCTGCTCTTCGTCGCCGAAGTAGTTGTTCACCCCAGTGCCCGCGCAGTGCGCCTGCTTCTGCCAGGCCGGGTACAGGTCCTCTAGGGAATAGGAAACCCAACGCTCCGTGTCGAGGGTTGAGTGCTCGCGAGCGTTGGGTTCAAGGAACTGATCTAACGTCTTCCAAGAGGCCGTGGTTTGCCCGTTCAAGGGTGGCGACTCCGAACAGGCCGATACAGCAGGCATCGACGTTGTCCTGGCGATGTCGGTCGTCTCCACAGGCCTCAGCGTACGACGGGTGTGTGGTAGATAACCACATATCGACATCTTCCTTGCTGGCGTTTCCGTTCCCGCAGATGTCCTTCTTCCACGTCTTCACGTTCACCAGCTCGGTGTGGATGCCGTGGTTGCCCAGCATCGCCATCACTGCTCCTGCCACCTGGCTGATCTGCATCGAGGCCTTCACGCCGCGCCCTACCAAGGGCTCCTCGATGAACACGTAGTTCGCGCCCTTGCAGGCATCAATCATCGTGGTTGTCAGCGTGGCGAGTTCCTTTGGGCGCACTGCTGGGTGAACATAGAACGTAGTCACGTCGTAGAGCCTGATCACTCCACGCGCATCAATGTGGAACTGAGCTACTGAAGCTTTCCTGGTGCCGAGATCTACGCCTACAACACGCACCCTACTCACATCCTTAGCACACCCCTTTGTAATGTGTACGGTTTGTGGTGTCAGTGCTTGGTGTACTGCTTAGCAGCCTACTCCCCTCCATAGGTATAGAGGGTCTTTGTCGCGTTGATCTTGCGCGTGGTGATCACATGACCTTCTTCGCGTAGTTCATGAATCCTCGCGCCGAACCGCTGGCAGATCTTGATCAGCTCGTAGTTGCTGATCGGTCCACCCTTCAGTGCGGTCAGTACCTTCTCGCGCTGGGTGGCTCTGGTCTCCACCTCTGTAGGAGTGATCTTCACGAGCTGCTTTTGATAATCGCGTTGGCCAGCGTGTTCATGCACTCGTTGATCTTCGCTATTGGAACTACCGCGCCGGTCTCTACGCCAAAACTCGTCGCGGGGACACGGGCTTGGCTGGTCATGATGATCACCGGGGCGTGGCTTGCCCACTCCACGCGGCTGACATCGTTGGGGTTGATCCAGACTGCGTCGGCGACTTTGAGGAGATTCATCGCGCACCTCCTATTGGGGCATCGGGAGGCCGAGCTTCCCGTGTTCGATCCGTCGTAACTGCATCCGTACCGCGCCATCACTCTGGGAGGTGTGCGCGGCGATCTTCTTGTAGTGCACCTTGCGCGATGCTTCACCCAGGAGCTGGCTGTACTCGTGCTGAGCTAGCTTCAGCTCGTACTTCGCCTTCTTGACCTCATCGATGATCAGCCGCTCTTCCTCGGTCAGGTTCTCGGTGTCGATCTTGTGGCTCACAGTCCGTTCCTCTTCCTGTACATCCGGATCGCAGCTTCACTCACGCCGACGATCTCGCCCATCTTGCGATTGCTCATTCCTGCTTCAGCGCCTTTGGCCAAGGCCGCGTGGTACTTCTCCTTCAACAACGCGCGCTCTTGGCGGACGGTGAACAGTTCGTCTTCAGCCTCTTCCTGCAAGCTCTTGATGTCAGCGAAGCGCTTCCTGGCCTCGCTGTTGCTCATCGTCATCCACGGTCTCCTGAGTCGTATCGCTGGTCGTTGAGCAGCACCTCTTGGGTCAGCCGCCGACTACCTGCGTCAGCGACCTTCTTGGCCATCTCGATGAAGGTCCGGATCTGGCCGGTGCGCATCCGGTTGAGGATGTGACCACGGATCACCCGGTGGTTCTGCTCCTCCCAGAGGATCTTCATCTCCAGTTCGGCAGCCCGCGCCAGGTACGCCGTAGCCACCTCCTGCTGGGTCAGGTAGACGTTGTCGATGGGCGGTGGAATCCGGCCCAACAGCACGTCGCAGTAGTACAGGAGTTCGTCTTGGATCTCCTCAGGACTGGGCAGGTCCGAGCCCACTGGTACATCGGTGAGCGTGCGCCCGAACTGCACCTGAGAGGGGTGTACGACCTTCTGGTCAGGCACGACTCGCATCCACAATCTCCCCGATCTCTTTCTGGATCTGGTTGAACTTCTCCAATGCATCCACCCAGCGGGCGTACATCAACTCGGTGATCTCGATCTCGCCGTAGGGATGCTGGTAGTCCACTGGCAGCGGGCAGTAGTACGGGTAGTACTCGTCCTTGTCGTACTTAACCTTCACGGTGGGCATCAGCAATCTCCTTGGCGTGGTCCCAGTCCTTCACCAGCAGGCAGTTGTCTCGGAACGGGCAGGTGGAACAGGGAGCCTTGGCTTCGTACGCCGCTCCTAGGGGCTCAGCCAGCCGCTCGATGCTGATCTCTTGCCACAGCTCTTCGAGCTTGCGGGTGATCATCACCGTCTGCACCTGGTCAGCGGTGATCACGATCTCCTTGTACTCCTGGGTGTCCTTGTTCTCGTAGAGCAGCACGCCCTTCTCCGCACCGGTGACCATCATGTAGGTCCCGAGCTGCATGTCGTGGCCGTGCAGGGGCTCGTTGAAGGTCACCACCCGCCCAAACGAGCCAGAGTTCGCGCTCTTCAGTTCGATGATCGAGCCGTCGTAGGCGATGGCATCCATCGTGCCGCTCAACTTGAGGCTGTTGTTCCTGGGCACTGGTACTTCTGCTTCACGGATGAAGCCTTCGGTGAGCCCAGCCATCTGCCAGCGGATGTGCATGAAGGTGCCGTTCTGCAAGATCGCTGAGGTCTTGGCGCTGAACAACATCTCGGGCATGCCGATGTAGGTGAACTGCTGCCGCCTCATACACTTCCCCGAAGAGGAGGCGCTGACGGTCCCTCTTCGGTCTCGGGGTGTGGCTTGCGCAGCCAGGGCTTCGACACCGAACCGCAGCGCCTCCTCGCTGTACACCGGGTTGGAGTTCTTCTGCACCCAGGCGTCGTATCTCTTGCTGATCACCAGGTCCGGCTTGTGGACCTTCATCAGCTCGCCGAACTTCATGAAGCCTTCCTGCGTACGTCGGGGATCTCCCAGCCAAGCTCTTGCATCTTGCGAACCGTGGCGGGCTTGTAGCCAGCGTTGATCCCGGCCTCCATCACCACATCAGCGATGGTGCGCTTGGCGCGCAGGTAGGGCAGCAGGTTCCACAGCAGCACCGTGGCCTTGGCTCCAGTCACTGACCACCGCGCCGAGATGGACTTGATGTGCTGGTGGCGATCAGCGCAGTGCTCCAGACAGCCTGCACGCACGAAGTCCCTGGAGGTGGGGATCACCTTGGTCTCGGTCAGTTCGCCGAGCAGGGTCATCACGTTGAAGTGCGGGCCGTGCATCTGCACCACCGGCAGGGGCCCACGAGGAGCATCACGCAACCGGATCAGCCCGATCAGGTCGATAGCTCCTGCCAGGTACGCCTTGGTCGCGTCATCAATCAACAGGACCGTCCACGTAGGTGGTCTTGTCCCAGGCTCGCTTGGGCTTGCTCTCTTCGACATGGAGCACCGGATTAGCCTCTGCCTCTCGCGCAACGGCAGTCAGCCCGCTCTCCCAGCCAGCGAAGTAGCACAGCCCACCCACCAGGGTGTGCGTCCCGATCACCAGCAACACGATCAACATCAAAGTTCCACGTCCTCTACTAGATGTGCGGGGATCGGGCCTTGGACCACGATCCACTCCGACAGCGGGCGACCTTCACCGTCAGCAGCATCGTGGTCCCACAAGATCGCGCCCGCCTCGTCGAACTTGAAGCACTCCACCTCGATCCAGCCGCTTGGACCCTCACGCAGCAGCCCAGCAATCGGGATGTCCTTCGGGTTCAGCCCCTTGGAGACAGCCCAGGCGCTGGCCTCTTCGCGGATCTCCGGTACGTAGAACGCTGCCTCTACCCATCGCTTCATGCCGTGTAGTAGTCCTTTCGGTCCTGGAAGCCACGGGCTACCGAGTAGACCTTGTGGCCGTAGTGCCAGTACTCACCGCACTGGTAGACGGTGAAGTTGGTGCCGGGGTAGAGCTTCTTGCCCATAGATCGCGCGCCCTTGCGTGTGAGGAAGCACTGCTTACCACACGCTACACACGTCCCACACGATGAATCAATGCTTCCAGCCATCTTTCTTGCTCCTGTTCTCTAGCTGACCACCTTGTGATCCAGATCGTGGGCACCTTGACCGTAGGTCTGGGTCAGGAACGGGTCATCGCCGATGTACAACGGGCGCTTGCACTGCTTGCAGGTGGTCACCGAGCCACCGAGCATCAACCCAGAGTCCTCGCCGCCCTTCTCGTGGGCGTACTTGTGGTGCTCTCGGCACAGGTTGATCAGGTGGTAGGTCTCCCCGGCCTTGTCCAGGATCTTGCCGCCACGGGCTCTGGTGAGACGGTGATGCACCTCCACGGGCATCACGCCGCACATCGCGTACTTCGGGGTGTCGTGCCGCCAGCTATCAAGCAGCACCATCGCCTCGCACGACCTTGAGATGTCTGCGAACACGTTCCGATCCCACCCCCTCAGAGCGCTCCACCAGTCGTGAGTCATCGCGTCGCTCCTTTCGCACGATCAGCAGATCGAGCATTCCTTGGTCTCTCAACTTTCCGAGGACCCCGTTGAGGGACTCTGGGGTCCCGTCGTAGTTCTTCCCTCCACTGACAGGTCGGGACGGGGCTCGTTCCACCAGATCGTCCAGGTCACGGAAGGGTGCCAAGGACGCAATGACCCCCGCTGTAACTTCACCGATCCCGTCCAGGCTGCGAAGTCCCTTTCGGATGACCCCGCGCTCTTGGTCGGCGGTGTACGTCGCTCCGCTGATGTTGAGGGACGGCGGTAGAACACGAACTCCCCGCGAGCGGGTAGCCCGCAGGTACTTCGGCTCCTTGCTCTTGTCACCGGCTGCGACCGCGAGTAGTGCTGCGTGAAACTCCACTGGATGGTGTGTAGCAAGCCACGCGCAGCGGTACGCGGTAAGCCCGTACACCGTCGCGTGAGCGCGGTTGAAGCCGTACTCAGCGAAGCCAGCGAATGCATCATCAAGGAACTGTCGATCTTCATCAGTCATCCCGATCTCTCCACAGCGCTGGTCGATCCAGCCCTTGTAGGAGGCGATGACGCGCCCTGCCTCAGCGACGTTGGAGTTCGATGCCTTGACCGCCTTCAGGAAGGCTGTGAGGTCGTCAGCGCCCATCCCCAGGCCACGCAGGATGTCGATCACCTGCTCCTGGTACAGCATGATCCCGTGTGTGTCCCTGGTCACACGGTCTATCAGTTCATGGCGTGTCGGGACCTGCTCACGGCCATGCTTGCGAGCGATGTAGTGCTTGTCGCCCTGGACTGCCTGTACGCCGGGTCGGAACAGCGCCATCGCGGCGATCACGTCGGCGATCCGGTCAGGGCGCAGGGACTTGGTGCCCCACTTGGAGCTGTTGCCCTCCAGTTGGAAGATCCCAGCGGTCTCACCTGAGGCGATGGTCTTGTAGACCTTGGCGTCGCGTAGTGGGATCTCATCGAGCTTGGCCACTGGCCAGTCCATGATGTCGGTACACCGGCGTAGCACCGTCAGGGTCTTGGAGCCCAGCACGTCGAGTTTGACCAGACCCAGGTCCTCGATGGACTTCAGGTGGTACTGGCTCACGTAGCCACCACGGCTCATGTACGCCAGCGGGACCAGCTTGTCGAACTCGCGCGGCGTACTAGTCAGCACCACCCCAGCGGCGTTGGTGCCCATGCCCTTGTAGGTCTCCACGTCGGAGAGCTTGTTGAGCAGCTCGCGGTCGTGGGCCGGAATGTCGGAGAGCTTCTCGTAGGTGTGCCCAGCCTTGGTAGCGGTGGAGAAGTACTTCCGCATCAGGGACCCGCCCTCGTCCTCCTCGTCCTCGGAGTCATCCAGGCTGTACTTCATCCACGAGCCGATCTGGTGCGCGGTGAACTTGGTGTCCAACCACTCGATCAGCTCATCGCGACGGTCATGTGCGATGTCCAGATCGATGTCCGGGGGCTTGGTCCGGTCCTTGGAGAGGAAGCGCTCGAAGCGCAGGTCCCACTTGATCGGGTCGACCTGGGTGATCCCCATCAGCCAGCAGACCATCGAGCCCGCAGCCGAGCCACGGGTCTGGAAGACCACACCGTTCTCGCGCATCCAGTCAGTGACCTGGGCGACGAGGACCATGTAGCCCGCCATGTCTACCGCGTTGATGACCTCGAACTCTTCAGCCAGCTTCTCCAGGTAGCGTCCCTTGAGGCCTCGGCGTTCCAGTTCCGCCAGACAACGTCGTTCCATGATGGTTCGGGGGTCGGAGACGACGCTGGGGACCGAGTAAGAGTAAGAGTCAAGGACCGGGATCGAGAGTCGATGCTTGCCGAGGAGATCTGCCAGTCCTTCAAGGCCGCGCTCAAGCCGACCTTCCCCGTGATGGTCTCGCATCCATCGATCATCTGCGAGATGGAACCCGTCTCCGGGAAAAACGGCGTCGTCAGGGTCGGGCCCGAAGGCGACGAGCTGCTTGAGGGTTTCATGGAGTTCCTTGTCTGTTGGTTCGAGGTAGTGGGAGTCCTGGGTGATGATGAACGGGAGGCCCATCTCTTGAGCCACGCCGAGCATCGCGTCCGCCAGTAGGTCGTCATTCCAGCCATCTCCGTGATCGATGTGGTGGTTCTGTCCTTCGACATACACCGAGCCGGGGAACCAGCTCTCCAGCGTGGCCAGGAACTGCTTCACCTCGTCCGGGCCTCGGGTGACCATCAGTTGCGCGGCGTACCCGAAGTAGCAGCCGGTGGTGATCGCCAGCCCCTTGGTACGCCCGTCCTCAGCGAACTGGGCGAGCATCTTGAAGTCGACCAGTGGCTTGTGGAAGTGGTTCTTGTGGGTCGCCGTCGACAGCGCGACCAGGTTCTCGTAGCCCTCGGTGGTGTACGCCAGTACACCCAGGTGATAGCGCTGGGCCTTCTCACCGTCCTTGCGAGCCCGGTCGTGCCGGTGCGCGGTGGTGTCGGGCACGAAGTACAGCTCTGACCCAGGGAACGGAGCGATCCCGGCCTTGGACGCAGCCTTGTACAGCTCCACAGAGCCAGCCATGTTGCCGTGATCGGTCAGACCGATGGCCTTCTGACCCATCTTCGCGGCCTTGGCGACGATCTGTTCGACCTTGGGCAGCGCGTCCTCGGCGCTGTACCTGCTGTGGGTGTGGGCTGACCAGAAGCGGGCAGTGGGGATGATCTTCACGGGGCGGCTACTTCCCTGGGGGTGGGTGGTGGTCACCGGGCGGTCGCATGACCACCACCCACGTCTACTAGCTGGCGGCGTTGGCCATGAGCCAGTCGACAGCGTCGTTCGTGTTGTCGATCTCCTCAGGGAGGTCGATCTCTTCCTTCACGAGAAAGGCCAGCAGTTGACGAAAGCTCATCGCGCGAAGTTCAGCCTCGCTGACCTCAGTCTCCCCCTCGGCCTTGGCGTCGGTCGAGGGCTTAGAAGGGGGGTCCTGGGGCTGCTCAGCGGCAGCCTTGGCCATCTTCTCCTTGAGCTTGGCGTCGGCCTCAGCGTCCGCAGATGCCTGCTGGGTGGCCTTGGCCTTGTTGGAGTCGCCCCAGGCTTCGTTGTACGCCGCCGCGAGCATCTCCTCCACGTCCTTCAGCTCCAGCTTGGAGACGTTGATCTCCTTGGGCGTAGAGCCCTCCACGTCGTACTCGATCTTGTCCCCAGCGGTCTTGTACCGGGTGATCGTGTACTCGCGGTCGGTGATCGTGCCGAGCCGGTCGAAGCGCAGCTTCAGCTTGTCGGCCAGCAGCGGCGGGACCTTGTAGACGTTGACGTACTCGCCTTCAAGGACGTTGAAGCTGACCTTGCGCGAGGCCTTGGCCACCTTCTCGTTGTCCGAGCGACACCCTGGGCAGGTGTCCCGGTCGTTGGTGCACGGGAAGGACAGCTTCCCGGCGAAGTGCTCCCACCAGTAGGTCCACTCGTCGGGCTCCTGGACCACCCGGAAGGTGGTGTCCCCGTCCTTCATGTACTTCATCCAGTTGCCACCACCGGTGGACCGGGTGTCCTGCGCAGCCTCTTCAGGCTTCTGTCCGAACCTCATGTCATGCCTTTCTGACGGTGTCCACCACACGGTGGACTGCTTCCATTGCACTGGCGTCGACGTGGCCGATGGCCCTTGTCCTTGCCTGCTGCGTGGTCTCTCCGGGGCGCATGCGGGTTCGCACCTCGTACTTCACCCAGGAGTCCTCACCGGCGATCCTGATCTGGTGGGTCACGCCCACCGTGATGTCATCGCCGTCGAAGAGTTCGTACTCTCCCTCTCCGATGTTTCCTTCGATCCTCACACCACAGCCTGTTCACGTAGGGGCTTGTTCTGATCGATCTTGCGGCCCAGGGAGTAGCCCCGGTCCTCGAAGTGCTCTTCGATCTCCTTCACGTCGGCTGCGTCGAAGAGGTAGATCACTGCCTCCCCGGAACGAACTGCCGACGTAGGAGCCTTGAGCAGCTTGGAGCCGTCCGCTGTGCGCTTCTTGGTGATGCGGCGGATGGTCTCGATGTGCACGCCGATGTGGTCAGCGACCTGCTGCATGGTCCAGAAGTCGCCGTCGACGGAGTCCAAGATGATGTGCATCGGGGACTTGCGCTTGATCGGCTTGATGTCGCCACTGGAGACGACCTTGTAGTCCTTGCTCACTGCTCTTCCTTCTGCTCGGTCAGGGTGAACTTCGGATACGGGGCCGAGAGTCGCTCGGTGACGAACTTCGCCACTGTGACCGGATCAACCTCGCCGGTCTCCATCGCGGCTTCCATCTTGCGCTTGTCCAGCTTCTTGACCGTGTACTTGTCGAACACCCGCGCACCTAGTGCCTTGCGCAGACCCTTCTCATCAATCACCGGTGTGCGGGACTGCACGTAGGTGATGGAGGCGATGCGGTTAGAGGCATCGGTCCACTTGATGGTCTTGGTCTTGCCCTCCTCCATGTACGCCAGGAGCTTCTCCTTGGCCTGGGTCAGGCGATCATTGGCCTGATCCGCAGCCTTGAGCGCTTCGAGGTACTCGGTGACTTCAGGAGTCGGAGTGGCGGGGGCGATGCGCATGTCCCACACTCTACACACCCCAGACCAGAACTCAACAACCTAGACACAACTTCTTGGCGGTGTTCTAGACCGATCTCGTCCACGTCCTTGCCCCAGGCCTCAGGCCAAGTCAGCCGAGTCACAGCCCGATGTGGGAAGGCTCGTTCAGCAGCCTTATGAGCGCCGAACCCGGCGTCATCTGCATCGAAGGCGGTGTACACGCGGTCAGGGTCCACTCGGTCAATGAGGGCCACCTGAAACCTGCTGAGCCGGGAGCCGTAGATCGCGAAGGCGTGTACGCCGACCATCGAGAGGGCGACGGCGTCGAGGAAGCCCTCCACCAGGACAACGGCCTTGCGGGCGTCAGGGCTGTAGCAACCCAGTAGCCGAGAGACATCCACTCCCTTGGGGTAGATGTACTTAGGACCTGAGTGGTCTCTAGCCAGTGGTCGGCGTACGACGCCGAGCACTTCACCGCCAGTTCCGCGCAGCGGGTACGTGACCGCATCTGATCGCGGATCATGACCGAGTCGAAATCGCCTAGAAGTTCCTTCATCAAATCGCTGGAGCCAATACGGATGGACCGGCCCCGCATCAAAGGTTGCCAGCCAAGCCTCGGGATAGGTTCGTCCACTCGCCTCTGCCTTCTCCTCCAACATCTGAGCCAGCAGGGCGTAGTCAGGCTCTTGGAGCAACGCTTCACCAGTCAGGCCACCATGAGCGCCGCAGGTGTA